CTCATCGGTGTCGGCACGCCTGGCGGCGCGTGCGCGCACTGCCCGTTCGCGCAGTTCGGCTCCGACGCCAAGAGCAACGGGCAGGCGTGCAAGATGTTCCGCACCGTGTTCCTGCTCCGCGAGTCGGGCGCGCTCCCGGCGGTGATCGCCGTGCCGCCCGGCTCGCTCAAGAACCTCAAGCGGTACCTCCTCTCGCTCGCCAGCAACGGCCTGCCGTACTGGGCCGTGGTCACCGAGTTCGCGCTGTCGCAGGCGAAGTCGCAGAGCGGGATCACCTACTCGCAGGTGTCGCCGAAGCTGCTCCGGCGGCTGGACGAGGACGAGGCCGCGAAGGCGCGCGCCTACGCCGAGACCATCCGCCCGCTCGTCGCCGAGGTGCCGATGGTCGAGCGCACGGAGGTGGCGGCGTGACGCGCGAGGAGGAGATGGCGCTGCTGGTGAAGGAGATCGAGAAGTTCCAGCGCGACGCCACAGCCACCGCGAAGATGTGCCGCGAGGAGATCAAGGCGCGGCGCGAGCGGCTCCACAAGCTGGCGCACGACGTGGAGACCGGACAGCTCACGCTCGGCGAGGACTAGCAGCGTGGCGCGACTCTACCGCGTCGTGGGGCCTCCGGGCACCGGCAAGACGACGTGGGTCGCGCGGCAGTGCCAGCACGCGGTCGGGGTTCACGGCCCCGACCGCGTGCTGGTCGCTTCGCTCACCCGCGCTGCAGCCCGTGAGGCGGCGGGCCGCGACACAGGGCTCGCCAAGGGGCAGGTCGGCACGCTGCACTCGCATTGCTACCACGCGCTCGGGCGTCCGCGCATCGTGGACGCCGCGCTGTGCCGCGAGTGGAACGCCGAGCACCCGCTCTGGCAGCTCACCGTCGGGAACACGGAGCTGGAGAAGGGCGAGGCGCTCGGCGTCGGCGACGGCCCCGCGCCGGGCGACCGGCTGCTGATGGAGCTGGACCTTGCCCGCGCGCGGATGCAGCCGCGCGCGGGGTGGTCTTCGCAGCTTGCCGCATTCGGTGCGGCGTGGGACGACTTCAAGCAGAACGTCGGCGCGTGCGACTTCACCGACCTGATCGAGCAGGGGTGCAAGCAGCTCCGCACCGCCCCCGGCGTGCCCGGCGCGCTGTTCATCGACGAGGCGCAAGACCTCTCGGCGCTCGAGCTGGAGCTGGTGTCGCGGTGGGCCGAGCTAGCCGAGACGACCGTGCTCGTCGGCGACCCGTATCAGGCTCTGTATCACTGGCGCGGCGCGGGGCAGGACGTGATGAGCGGCGAGCTGCACAAGGTCCTCGACCAGAGCTACCGCGTGCCGCGCGCGGTGCAGGCGCAGGCCATGAGCATCATCCGGCAGACCGGCGCGTGGCGCGCCGAGATCATCTACCGCCCGCGCGAAACAGAGGGCGCGGTCCACCGCGTCGGCGCGACGTGGAAGGACCCTGCTATCCTTCTAGACCTTATGGCCGCGCTGCCGGGGCGCGTCATGGTGATCGCAGCCTGCGACTACATGATCCACCCTCTCCGCAACCTGCTCCGCTCGCGCGGCATCCCGTACCACAACCCGTTCACGCACCGCTGGAACCCGCTGCGCGAGGGCACGCTCGACAAGGTGCGCTCGATGCTGCGCTTCGCCGCACCCAAGTGGGGCGGGCCGGAGCCGGACGATATGGCGTGGCGACCGGAGGAGCTGAGGTCGTGGCTCCCGCTGCTGCGCTCTGCGCGCACGCGCGAGGACGAGGCGGGCGCGAAGCTGCGCGGCGCGCCCGAGCCGACCGGCGAGACTGAGACGGACGGGCGCGTGTACGCCGAGCGGCACCTCGCGCGCCCCGCCGTGACTGCGCTCCTGCGCGGCGACCTCGAGTGGCTGCACCGCAGCGCGACGAAGGCCGGGTGGGACTCCATCAGTTACGCCGTCGAGGTGCTGCGGCGCAACGGCTGGCGCGCGCTATGCGAGCCGCCGCGCGTGATCCTCGGCACCATCCACAGCGTCAAGGGCGGCGAGGCCGAGCACGTCGTGGTGTTCCCTGACCTCTCGCCTGCCGGTATCCGCTCGTATCAGCACGCAGGGTGGGACCACCACGACGGAGTATGGCGGATGTTCTACGTCGCCGCGACGCGAGCGCGCGAGTCGCTGACCATCGCGGGCGCAGCTAACACGACGATGGCGGTGCCGCTGTGAGGGAGGCTGCGGTCGGCAGGCGGCTCGTCAAGCTGGTGCAGGGCGGAGGCGGGTGGATCTTCAAGGTCCACGGCGGGATCTACCAGCTCCCCGGCGTGCCGGACTACGTCGTGGTCTGGAACGGGGCGACGGTATGGGTCGAGACGAAGGCACCGGGCGGTCGGCTCTCGCCGATCCAACGCGCGGTGATCCGAACGATGCAGGCGCACGGCGCGGAAGTGCTAGTCGGCGACGACGCCGACGCGCTCTACGCCGAGATCGAAAAAAGAGCCCGACGCGCGGGGTGCGAGATCGCGTCGGGCACGGGAAAGGGGTGAACAGATGGTATCGGATAGGAAGGCCCGAGTCAAGGAGGCGGGCGCATTCTTCGCCGCGCTCTGGCAGGCCGAACCGGAGGACGCGCGTATCGCGCTGTGGACGCTGCCAGACAAGGCGACGCACTTGGTGCCGAGCGCCGACGAGGCGGCGGTGCGCGCGGTCGCGCTGTGCGATGGCGGCGCGGAGGTCTACACCGGAGTGAGCGCCGTGCGGCCCGACCTGGAGCGCGGGCGCGGGCGGCGCGAGGACATGAGGTGGCTCCCGGCGCTCGCGCTCGACATCGACGTGGCCGCAGCGGGGCGAGGCAAGACCAAGCTGTTCGGCTCGCTGGAGGACGCGCAGCGGTTCCTCGCCGAGCTGCCGCTGCGCCCGTCTCTGGTGGTGGCGAGTGGCGCGGGGCTGCAAGCGTGGTGGGTGCTGCGCGAGCCCATCGACCTGCAGGAGGACGACGTCCACGCGCAGAGCCTCACGATGGGATGGAACGGCTTTGTTCGCGCGCGGGCGCTCGCGGCGGGCAGCGAGCTGGACGCGGTTCACGACCTCACCCGCGTGCTGCGCGTGCCCGGCACGCTGAACCGGAAGTACGGCGACGAGCGGCAGGTGCGGCTCATCGTCGCCGACCCCGCGCGCTACAACCCGAGCGACTTCGAACCCTACGTCGCCGAGGCGCGCGTCGCCGTCGCCGGCGTGATCGTCGGCGAGCTGGACCTGCGCGCTGGCGCGAACCCGCCGCTCGAGAAGTTCATGGCGCTGCGCGAGAACGACAAGCGGTTCGCGCAGACCTACGACCGGACGCGCGCGGACCTGCGGGGCAAGAGCGACAGCGAGTGGGACATGAGCCTCGCCTCGCAGACCGTGATCGCCGGGTGGAGCGACCAGGAGATCGCCGACCTGCTCATCGCGCACCGACGCCAGCACGGCGGACCGCCGAAGCTGCGCGAGGACTACTACGCGCGCACCATCCGGCGGGCGCGGGAGGGGCACGTCGCCGCGACCATCGGCGCGGAGATCGCCGCCGGTGTCGTGGACACGGCGAGCGACGAGGGAAAGGAGAAGGTGCTCGCGGCGTTCAGCGTGCAGACCGGGGCGAAGATCACGAACGTCTACCGCTACCTGCCCGAAGGCGACCGGCTCTCGTTCGCCTTCGGCGACGGGCGCAAGGAGTTCTACTGCACGCTGCGCGAGCTGTGCGACTGGCCCGTGTTCTGGCAGCGGCTCTCGGCGGCGGGGTTCCTGCCCCACACGGCGCGGCCGAAGCAGCCGGAGTGGCTCGGCATGGTCAACGCGCTGCAGTCCGTCGCCGAGGCGCGCGAGGTCGAGGGTGGCGGGCCGGGCGCGCTGGTGGCATACTACGTCTCGGTGCTCGCCACGCAGAGCGGTCTTGCCCTTGCCCCACCCTACGCGGACTCCGACGAGATCGTGCGGGCGCGGGCCATCCAGCACTTCGGCGCGTTCCTCCGCGCGGGCCGCGTGTGGATCAGGCCGCGCGGCATCGTGCTCCTCTCCGAGCAGGGAAAGCGCGGCATGAGCATGACCGAGGTCGAGCACCACCTGATCGGGCTCGGCGCGGAGAAGCGGCAGTTCACCGCCCGCGCGCCCGAGGGGCGGCAGGTCAACGGCAAGTTCTTCGGGCTGGACCCCGCGCGCGTCGCCTCGCTCGCCGGGCTGGCGACGGTCGAGGTGGGCGACGGAGGGGCCGATGCCCACGCTCCGAACTGACCCTCCGCGCGCATCTAATGGAACGCGCGCGCGCGCGCGCATAAGGCGAGCTTTTTCGATATGCGTTTTCATACCCCAGGCTAGAAAAGCTAGAACGCTAGAACGCAACAACGGCGCGGCTTTGCGCGATTTTTTCGCGCTAAGTGCCGCGCTAGAAATCGCGCGAAAAAGCTATATCGCGCACGACGAGGAGAGGAGAGCCCACCTGTGAAGCCCGTGAAGATCCCGCTCGACCAGCTCACCGCAGACCCGCAGAACGCCCGCGTCCACCCGGAGCGCAACCTCGCCGCCATCGAGGCGAGCCTCGCCCGCTTCGGCCAGCAGAAGCCCATCGTCGTCGCCAAGGACGGCACCGTAGTCGCCGGCAACGGCACCCTGGAGGCCGCACGCCGCCTCGGGTGGGACGCGCTGCTCTGTGTGCAGACCGACCTCCCGCCGGACGAGGCGCGCGCCTTCGCCATCGCCGACAACCGCACCGCCGAGCTGGCCGAGTGGGATCCTGCCGTGCTACTGCACAACTCCGAGCAGCTCGACGGTGAGTTTCGCGCTGCGATGTTTCTCGGCGGCGATGCGGATGGCGGGGCGGCATACGAACCGCCGGAAGCTCCGTCCGCCTTTCCGTCCGTGGACGACTCCATCGCAACCGAGTATCGCTGCCCATCCTGCGGCTACGAGTGGAGCGGCAAGGCTGTGGCTGGAGAATGAGCAAGCCAGCGTATAGCCCGCTGATGATGGCCGACGTTCTCGCGGCTGAAGGATCGAGCGGCCTGAAGGTCGCCTCGACGTTTGCTGGAGCCGGCGGATCGTGTCTCGGCTATCGCCTCGCCGGCTATTCGCTGGTGTGGGCAAACGAGTTTGAGCCGACCGCAGCGGAGACGTACAAGCTCAACGCGCAGGAGGGGTGCATCCTAGACCAGCGCGATATTCGCACGGTGCGCGGCGAGGAGATCCTCGAGGCGACCGGGCTGCAGCGCGGCGAGCTGGACTTGTTTGACGGGTCGCCGCCGTGTCAGTCGTTCTCAACCGCAGGTAAGCGCGAGAAGGGGTGGGGCAAGAGCATCGCGCACGCAGATGGAACGACGCAGCGATCCGACGATCTATTCGAGGAGTATGTTCGCCTCGTTCGTGAAGTGCAACCGCGCGTGTTCGTTGCAGAGAACGTGACAGGGCTCGTCAAGGGCACGGCGAAAGGCTACTTCAAGCGGCTGCTGGTGTGGATGCGCGAGGCGGGGTACGACGTGGAGTGCCGCATCGTGGACTCGCGCTGGCTCGGCGTGCCGCAGGCGCGGCAGCGCGCGATCTTCGTCGGCGTGCGGAATGACATCGCCGCCGCGCTCGGCAAGGTCGAGCGGTATCCGAAGCCCGCGTCGTGGTTCTACTCGGTGGCCGACGCGTGCCCGTGGATCGTCTCACACGGTCGCTCGATGGACTTGAACAAGTTTGCCGCCGCCGGCCGCGACGTCACGGGCACCTTCATCCGCTCCGATCAGGCCGCGAGCCCGACCATCCCCGCGACGGTCGGCGGGCTTGGCGGCGTCGGGACCTGCCGCGCCGTGATCATCGAGCACAACTACTCCGACAGGGAGCACTTGGTCGACCAGCCCGCACCCACGATCCAATCGTTCATGCAGCAGCGCATCGGGCCGGCTGGTCGCGCCGTGCACTACACCGGAGCCGGTAGCTTCATGAGTGCGCCAGCTGTTATCACGGACAAGCCGTCGCCCATCGTGACGATCGGCGTTGTGAACTCGATGCACTTCGGCGTGCAAGCAGCGGCTGCTCATCCGCAGACGCTCGACCCGATTGACAGCGAGATCAAGACCCTCGGTGCATCTGCGCTGCGGGCATGGATGGAGACGAAGGTCGGCGAGTCGCACCCAAAGAACTTCTCCACCGTGCGCGCTGCGCCGGAAAAACCGGCGCCAACGATCAACGCATCGCACGGTATTGTGACCAGGAAGAACGAGGCGACGATGCACGGGACAGATCATCCCTACGAGCCGCGACGGTTCACGATACTCGAGGTCAAGCGGCTGTGCTCGTTCCCTGACGACTTTCAGATGGTCGGGAAGTTCGAGCAGCGGTGGGCGCGGCTTGGGAACGCGGTTCCGCCGCTAATGATGCGAGCGGTCGCCGCCACGATCCGCGACAACGTGCTGCTCCCGTTCCGCGCGCGCGCGGGCGCACGTTGCGGCTCTGCGACATCGAGCGACGAGACGAGTGCGCGTGAGCGCGAGTAGACCGCATGGACGAAGCGCGGCGCTGCACGGCGAAGTCGAAACAGACGGGCGAGAGGTGCAAGCGGTACGTTACGCCGGGTATGAAGGTGTGCAGGTTCCACGGAGGCAAGTCGCTGCGCGGTCCCGCGCACCCGAGCTGGAAGCATGGCGGCACGTCGCGCTACGTCCCCGAGCGGTACGCCGAGGCGCTGCGCGCCACGCTCGAGGACCCACGCGCGCTGGAGCTACGGCACAGCCTCGGCATCATCCGCGCGCGGATGGACGAGCTGCTGCAGCAGGCCGAGGAGGCGAACACGCGCAAGGTGTTCCGCCGCCTCGCCGACAACCGCATCGAGGCGCTCGCGCTGCTCGACCGCGCGCAGCGGCACAACCGCGAGGCCGTGCGCCTAGAAGCCGAGGGCGACGCGGCGGGCGCAGCGCGCGAGCGCGAGGCGAGCGCCGCAGCGGGCCGTCAGCACCAGGAGGTCTACCGCGCGCTGCTGGATGACATCGAGCGCGGCGGGCAGTTCCACGACGCGTTCGATGACCTGCTACGCCTGATCCAGACCGAGACGAAGGTGACCGAGAGCGAGCGCCGTAGGCTGGAGAGCGAGCGCGCCTACGCCACGCTCGCGCAGGTCGAGGGGCTGTTCGCGCGGTTCGCCGTGGAGGCGCGCGAGGCCGTGACGCGCAACGTGGACGACAAGACCGTGCGCGCGGCGATCCTGTCCGAGATGCTGCTGCGGATGAAGGCGCTCTACTCCGAGCTGTCGCAGCGCGCGCTGCCGGTGGGCGAGGAGTGAGCACGGTCCTGCAGGGCGGCGCGCTCGCCGCCGTGCGCGTGCTGGAGGAGGCGCTGGCCGTCGAGAGCGCCGAGCGGTCGCCGCTGCTCGCGCCGCAGCACGGGCCGCAGCGCGCGTTCCTCGACGCGAGCGAGGACGTGGTGATCTACGGCGGCGCGGCGGGCGGCGGCAAGACCTACGGCCTGCTGCTCAAGGCGATGCGCTACATCCACGAGCCGAGCTACACGGCGGTGATCTTCCGGCGCACGACCGCGCAGGTGCGGAAGGTCGGCGGCCTGTGGGACCTCGCCATGCAGGTGCTCCCGCTCGCGGGCGGCACGCCGCGCAAGGGCGACCTCTCGTTCACGTTCCCTGGCGGCGCGACCATCGCGTTCTCGCATCTCGAGGAGGAGAAGTCGAAGCTGGACTGGCAGGGCGCGGAGCTGGCGTTCATCGGCTTCGATGAGGTGACGCACTTCACCGAGTCGCAGTTCTGGTACCTGTTTTCCCGCGCGCGCTCGAAGTCGCCGTCGATCCGCCCCGTAATCTGCGCGACGTGCAACCCCGACCCGGACTCGTTCGTGGCCGACCTGTTGCTCGACCGCTGGATCAGCCGCGAGACGGGCTTGCCGCTTCCGGGCGAGGAGGGGCGGCGCTGGCACTTCGCGCGCGACGGCGAGCGCCTGCTGTGGAGCCGCAAGCTGCAGGACCTCCGCTCGCTGGACAGCACGCGCTCGATCACGTTCATCCCGTCCGCGCTCGCCGACAACCCGATCCTCCTCTCGCACGACCCGCAGTACCGCGCGAACCTCGAGGCGCTCCCTTACGTCGAGCGGATGCGGCTGCTGCACGGCAACTGGACCACGCGCCCGACGGCGGGCCGCGTGTTCTCCCGCGCGTGGCTCGACCTCGTCGCAGCCGCGCCCGCGTCGCCGCTCGACGTGCGCTACTGGGACAAGGCGGGGACCGAGGGCGGCGGGTGCCGCACGGCTGGCGTGAGGATGCGGCGCGCTGGCTCGACCTACTACGTTGTGGATGTGGTTGCCGTGCAGCACGAGGCGGCGCTGCGTGAGAAGCTGATCCGCCAGACCGCCGAGCTGGACGGGCGCGGGGTCGAGGTGATCGTGGAGCAGGAGCCCGGCTCGGGCGGCAAGGAGAGCGCCGAGTCCACGGTGCGCTCGCTCGCTGGATGGCGCGTGCGCGCGGACCGAGTTACCGGAAGCAAGCTCTCGCGCTGGTATCCTTTGGCCGCACAGGCCGAGGCGGGCAACGTGAAGGTTCTCGCCGCGCCCTGGGCGCGGGAGTTCCTTGACGAGCTGCACAACGCGGACGGCGAGCGACCGCACCGCGTTGACCTAGTGGACGCCGCAGCCGGGGCCTTCGCCGCGTTGGCGAGGGGCCGACTGACGACCGGGATCGGCTGAACGAACGGAGGACGCACGACATGAAGCGCATCGCACTCACCCTCACCCTGCTGCTCGGCCTCGCCGTGGCGGCGCACGCGCAGCCGCGCCGAGCCACCGTCGCCGGCCTGCCGGGCTGCACCGCAGCGAACAAGGGCAAGATCCAGGTGGTCGTGGACGCCACGGGCGCGACCGACTGCTCGACCGGCGGCGACGCCAAGGTCGCCGTCTGCGTCTGTGACGGCAGCGCGTGGGCCGCTGGCATCGCAGACGTGGCTGACCTGACCGCAGGCGCGGCCAGCTCGACGGACAACGCCATCGCGCGCTTCCACCTCACCGGCGGCAAGACGCTGCAGAACAGCGTCGTGCTGGTGGGCGACACGGGGGCAATGACTGGCATCCTGAGCGCGGACATCGGCGGCGGCTACGGCTCCACCGGCGTGACCATCAGCGACGCGGGCGCGATCTCGGCAAACGGCGCGCTGACCGTGGACGGCGCCTCTGTCCTGAGCGGCAAGCTGACCACGGGCTCCGTGGTGTTCCCTGAGTACCTGACGCTCGCCGCCGCCGCAGGCGGGGCGAACGTGTCCGAGGTGACCATCACGGTGAAGGACGGCGCTGCGGCCACCGTCGCCGCAGTCCACCGCCTCACCGTCTGGCTCTCCGACGCCGCGACCTGCCAGGGGCTCACCAGCACCGCGGCGAGCGGCACGGTGCAGGCCAAGGCCGCGAGCGGCACGGACCTCGCCGCGTTGACAGCGAAGAAGGCGCTCAACGTCCTCACGCTCGCCACGGGGGTCTACGTCCTCGAGATCACCGACAGCGCCAAGACGGGGTTCTACGTCTGCGCCGAGGTCAACGGCAAGGCGAACGCCTCCGCGCAGCTGGTCGCTGGCAACTACGGGGCCTAGTCGCGTGAGGCTCGCCGCATCGCTCGCCCTCCTGGGGTGGGCGAGCCTGACCGCCGGGATCGCCGCGCTCACGACGCCGTGGGCGTGGGCGATCTCGGCGGGCGTTGCGCTGCTCGCCGCCGCCGCCCTGCGCGCGTGGGACGCCGTACTGGCCGAGCAGGAAGAAACGGAAGGCGGTGACAGGTGAGGCGGATCGTCAAGGCGCTGGCCGCGCGCGGCGAGAGGAAGGACTACTCGCCGCGCGCGTTCGTGCAGTTCCCGGCACCGCGCGGCGCGGTGAGCGCGGTGGACTGGAAGGTCGAGCAGGTTGCCCTCAGCGCGTTCAAAGCCTGTTCGTGGGTCTACGTCTGTGTGACGCGGCTCGCGCAGGCGCTCTCCTCCGTGCCGTGGCGGGTCTACACGCGCCCGTCGCGGCGCAACGACTGGGAGGTGGCCGAGGACCACCCTCACGAAGTCTTGCTCGAGTACCCGAACCCGCGCATGAGCCGCAAGGCGCTGATGCTGTTCCAGGGCCAGCAGGTGCTGCTGCGCGGCAACGCGCTGTTCCATCGCGTCGCCGGGGCGAACGGCGAGTCGCCCGAGCTGTGGCCGCTGAACCCCGCGCGCATCCAGCCCATCGCCGACGAGGCGCAGTTCCTCTGGGGCTACAAGGAGCAGGACGGGCAGCGGCGCGAGCTGCCAGCGGAGGAGGTCGCGCACGCGATGCTGCCCGACCCGACGAACCCGCTGTGGGGCGTGCCACCGCTGCGCGCGATCTCCGACGTGGTCGCCGCCGACATAGACGCGGTCGCGTGGAACCGCTCGATGCTGAAGAACCTCGCCGTGCCGCCGGGCGCGTTCGTGGACCCGAGCATCGTGACCGACGAGCAGCTCGCCGAGGCGCGCAACCGCATCCGCGAGCGGTACGCCTCGCCGGACAACGCGCGCACGCCGATGGTGCTCGGCGGCGGCGCGTCGTGGGTGGCGATGGGCCAGAACGCGGTCGAGATGGACTGGATCGAGTCGCGCAAGTTCACCGTGCAGGAGATCGTCGCCGCCTACAACCTGCTGCCCGCGATGTTCTCCAACGACGCGGCGACGTACTCCAACATGAGCATCGCCGTGCGCTGGATGTGGGAAAACCCGGTGATGCAGCTCCTCGACGCCTTCGAGGAGGCGTTCAACCTCCTGCTGGTCCCGCCGAAGGACCGCGCGACGACGTGGATCCACTACGACACCAGCGGCGTGCTCGCGCTGCGCGACGACCTCGCCTCGCGCGCTGCGGCGCTGCCGCAGCTCATCGCCTCCGGCGTGCCGGTCAACGAGGCCGCGCGCCTGCTCGACCTGCCGCTGCCTTCTGTCTCGGGTGGTGACACGCCGCTCGTAAGCGCTGGCCTGATGCGGCTGGAAGATGCTGCGGACCCGCTGATGCCGGAGGAGTGACGGATTGGCGCCGAAGCCGCTTCGGAATATACCGGAAGCGAGCCTCTTTACGAGGCTCGATGCGCTTGCAGCGTCGGCAGACCCGAAGCTGCGGCGGCTGTTTCTCCTGGCGATTCGCGGCTTACTCTCCGAGTCGGACAAGCGAGCGCTCACGGTTGCGCTGACCTACGGCGACCCGGACATGGCCGAGACTGCGGTGCCGTGGATCAAGCTGGAGATCAACCTAGCGGCCATGTTCCAGTCGCCGCCGATTCGCACGCTCGCCGCCGGCGCCGGGGATGCGGCCGCGTGGATGGCCGGCACGGAGCGCCGGACAGACGCAGTGCTGGAGCGCCTCGACCAGAGCGCGCAGTTGCGCGCGGCGCAGATCACGGACGAGACGCGGCGCGGGATCCGCGCGTTCGTCTCCGAGGCGCACACAGCCGGCCGGCCGATTGCGGACGTGCAGCGGGACGTAGAATCCGCGCTCTACGCAGAGGGCGGCTTCGGCCTGGACGAGCGCAGCGCGCGCGCGGTGGGTCGGCGCCTGGCTCGCATGGTGGAGCGCGAGGGGCTGACGGCGAAGGAGCGGGCGAACGCGCTCAGGACGCTGAACCGGCAGGCGCTCGCAGCGCGCGCGCGTCGCATCGTGGCGACGGAGTTGAACGCGATCACGAATCAGGCGATGCAGTCGCAGTGGGAGGCCGAGGGGAGCGTGACGCACAAGGAGTGGGTTGCGCGGATGAACAACAAGACCTGCGAGCGGTGCGCCGCGTTCGACGGCGTGGTCGTCCCGATCAACGATCCGTTCGTCTCTCGGGCCCCGTTCTTGGAGGTGGCCTTCACGCCCGAGATTCACCCGAACGGCTTCTGTGTGATGAGACCGGCGAGGAAGGCATGAGCGGCGATCTCCCGCGCGTCAACGGTCACTGGGAGGAGCTGTTCTTCGCCTGGATGCTGCGGACGGGCGGCAACGTGCAGGCGAGCGCCGAGCTGGTCGGCGGGACGGCGCGCGCCGCGTACAAGCGGCGGCGCACGGACGCGTCGTTCCGCGCCCGGTGGGAGCAGGTCGATCTGGAGATCAAGCAGCGCCGGGGCCGCTCCCCGCGCGTGGTCCGGCTGGAAGTCTACGCCATCGCCCTCCCGCCGAGGACGGTGCGGGAGGTGGAGTTCACAGAGTGCGCCTGCCGGGAGGCTAGGATGGAGACGCCATGAGCATCGAGTGGAAACAACTGCCCGCCGAGGGCACCGAGATCGGGGCCGACACGGAAAAGCGAGAGATCACCGCTTACGCCTCCGTGTTCGGCGTGGTGGACCAGGTCGGCGACATCGTCCATCGCGGGGCGTTCACACAGACGCTCAAGCACCGGATGCCGAAAAACCTCATCAAGGTGCTCGGCTTCCACCGCGAGCTGATCGGCAAGCTGTCGCACGCCGAGGAGGACACGACCGGCCTGCTGACCGTCAGCAAGATCAGCAAGACGCGCGGCGGCGACGAGGTGCTGGAGCTCGCGCGCGACGGCGCGCTCACGCACATGTCCATCGGCTACGAGGCCGTCAAGCACGACCAGAGCACGCTCGCCACGGGTCGCACGGTGAGGAACCTGCGGGAGATCAAGCTGTTCGAGGTGTCGCCCGTGGACTTCCCGGCGAACGAGGAGGCGCGCATCCTGTCGGTGAAGACGGCGCGAAAGGACATCGGAACCTTCGCCGAGGTGCTGCGCAGCGCGCAGTTCGTCGGCGACGTGGCAGGGGAGGCACTCACGGAGGAGGAGGCGCGAGCGGTCCTGACGATCATGCTCGCCATGCTCCCGCCCGAGTCGCCGCTGCGCGAGAGGATCGAGGCGCTGACCGCCGACCCCGGCGACAGCACTCCAGAGCCCGAGGCCGTCGAGGCCGAGGAGTCTGCGAGCGCCGCGCTCGCCGAGCTGGTCTCGGCGGTGGGCGGCTGGACCAACGCACTCAGAGGAGTCAGGGCATGACCGAGCAGGAACTCAAGGGATTGGTGGAGGCCGTCAAGGCTTCCGAGGTCGAGCTGAAGTCGGCGCTCGACGCGCAGGGCGCGGAGCTGAAGTCGGCGCGCGAGACGAGCGCCGAGACCGTCGCGCGCATCAAGACCGCCGAGGAGCGGATGGACTCGGCGCTGGCCGAGTTCAAGTCGGCGCGCGAGAAGGTGGACACGGAGCGCGCCGAGCTGGCCGCTCGCGTGGTCGAGCTGGAGAAGGCGGCGAAGCGCGTGGGCTACGGCGACGCGCCGCAGGAGCAGAAGTCCGTCGGCGCGCAGTTCGTGGAGATGCTGACCGGCGGCAGCGACCTCGACCGCCTCCGCGCGGGGCACCGTGGCAGCAACGGCTTCCAGCTCAAGTCGCTGGAGCGCAAGACCACCGTCACCAGCAGCGACGCCACGCGGCTCATCGTCCCGCAGCGGGACATGATGATCTCGATGCCGCAGCGCCCGCTCCGCATCGTGGACCTCATCCAGCGCGTGCCGACCACGGTCAACGCGGTCGAGTACGTCGAGGTCAACGGCTTCGGGCCGAGCGCGACCTCGAGCGTCACGAGCATCACGCGCTCCAGCTCGACCGCCACCGTCACGACCGGGGGCGCGCACGGCCTGCAGATCGGCGACGTGATCGAGATCGCCAGCGCCGAGCAGAGCGAGTACAACGGCGTCAAGGTCGTCCTCACCGTCCCGAGCGCCACGACCCTCACCTTCGCCGTGGACTCGGGCGCGACCACGCCGGCCACTGGCACGATCACTTGGCGGAACATGAGCGCGCACGGTGCGGCGGAGCCGGTCAGCGAGGGCAGCGGCAAGGCCGAGGCCCGCATGAAGTTCGAACTCAAGACCGCCATCGTGCAGACCATCGCGCACTGGCTCCCGGCGACGCGGCAGGTGCTGGACGACCTCCCGCAGCTCCAGGCGCTCATCGACAACGAGCTGATCTACGGCGCGAACCTCGCCGTGGAGCGGCAGCTCCTCTACGGCACCGCCGCCAGCCCGCAGCTCCAGGGCATCCTCACTCACTCGCTGGCGCAGACCTACACGGGCGCGACCCCGATGAGCAAGCTGGAGGTCCTGCGCCGCGCGAGCACGCGCGTGATGCTGTCGGAGTTCGAGCCGAACGGCATCGTCGTGAACCCGCTCGACTGGGAGGACATCGAGCTGATCAAGGGCGACGACGGCCACTACATCTGGGCGCAGGTGCCCGGCTCGGTCGGCACGCAGGTCTGGCGTCTGCCGGTGGTCGTGACCAAGAGCATCGACTACGGCGATGCCGTGGTCGGCGCGTTCAACCTCGGCGCGACGTACTACGACCGCGAGCAGGCCAACGTGCGGTTCAGCGAGCACCACGCCTCGTACTTCACCAGCAACCTCCTCGCCATCCTCGCCGAAGTCCGGTGCGCGGTGGCGTGGAAGCGGCCCTCGGCGTTCGTCGCCGTGGACTTCGGCACGGCGGAGTAGCACGAACAGGGGCGCGGGCGGGTGCCACTCTCCCGCTCGCCCGCGCCTCGCCTTTCGCGCCGCTGACTGGAGGAGGGTAGAGGAGAACTGATGGAGCTAGTAGAACGGACCATCCCGCTTCGCGCGCTGCGGAAGCTGCTCCCTCCGGGGGCGGCGCACGCCACGGTGAAGCCGGGCGCTGTGTTCCTCGCCACCGAGGCCGAGGCCATCATGCTGTGCCGCGCGGTGCTGGCCGAGCGCGTGGGCGCGAAGCCGCCGCAGGTCGAGATCGACGTGGCCGAGGCCGCGCCGCCGGAACGCTCTGCGGTCAAGCCGCCGCAGCGGTCGGCGCTCATGCACCCGACGAAGCGCAAGACGACCGGGGGCCGCAAGCGGTGATCGCCGTCGCTGACCTGCGCGCGTGGCTCCAGCTCGCGGCAGACGACACGGAGGACGACGCGCTCCTCGAGGAGCTGGAGGAGCGCGCGGTCGCGCTGCTCGGCGAGCTGGTCTGTGACCACTACGGGGCCGAGACGGAGTTCGCCGAGGTCGTGGACGGCAGCGGCACCGCCGAGCTGTGGCTCGACCGCACGCCGACCACCGCGACCGTCACAGTGGAGCTGCGCTCGGGGCAGACTTGGGACGAGGTGGACAGCGAGCTGTTCACGGCGTTCGGTCGCCGCGTGCTGCGCGTAGACGGCGGGCTGTGGTCGCGCGGAACGGCTGCGTACCGCGTGACCTACACGGCGGGTTACGCTGCGGGCGAGGAGCCAGCGCTGGTCCATCAGGCCGTGCTCGACATCGTGCGCTTCTTCTACCGCGAGGGGCGCAGCTACACGCTCAAGGAGCTGGCACTGCCCGACGTGCAGACGCGCTCGGCGGGGCCGCAGCACATCGCCTCGGTGCGCGAGCTGATCGCGCGGAACAAGAGGCCGATGCTGTGACGCAGCCAGGCAGCGTGAGCATCGGCGGGCCTTGGATCAAGGCTGAGGTCGTGACTGAGGGCGCGAACGTGCCGCTCACGATGGCGAACGCGGCGAAGCTGCTCAACAACCCGTTCAACTACACCGACCTGCGGAAGCAGGCGCTGCTCATCGCGCGCGTCACCGCGCCCGACTCGATCAGGAGACAGTTCGAAGGCGGCTACGGCTTCAGCGGCACCGGGATGAAGGTGGCGTGGTCGGCGACCAAGCCGTTCGGCAACCGCCCTCCACCGAAGCGCACGCTGTGGCGCAGCGGCAAGCTGGCACGGTCGTGGATGGGCGGGCCGGGCAAGTTCGAGGAGCACACCGGGATCCAGCTCTCCTACGGCTCCACGCTGCCCTACGCGCACGTCCATCAGTCGTTCACCCCCACCATCGTGCGCCCGAAGCGCAGGGCGAAGGACGGGCGATGGGCGATGTTCTGGAAGCTGGCGCTGTCCTTCGGCGTGTGGCTCTCGGAGGAGAAGCTCGAGCGCGGGCTGGTGATCCCGTCGCGGCGCGTCGGCATCGGGCGCGAGACAATGGCGCGCATCGGCGAGGCCGTGATCGAGAAGGCGATCAAGGTGATCGCGGGAGGCAAGTAGCGTGCGGATGCTCAAGGCGTACTTCACCGACGACGACCTCGCGCCGGAGGAGTTCGTCGCCCACCGCGTGCGCGAGTACCTCGCAGCCGACGCCAAGATGACAGCGATCTTCGGCAGCGAGCGCGTGCGTGTCCTCTCAGTCTACGTCCCGACCGAGTTCGACCCGCTGCCGTGCCACCTCATCGCGCTGTCGCTCTCGGCCGACGAGCCGGCTCCGTCGCTCCTCCGTCCGACCGTCACGATCTACCACGTCTTCAAGTGGAGCCAGAGCGGAACGCAGTTCCTCGCCGACGGCGAGGCGGGGCTTGCAACGTACTGGCGGCACGTCAATCGAGTTCTCAGTTCCGGCCCCGCCAAGCTGCTACAGTACGAGCGGGAGGACGGCAAGGTGGTGCAGACCGTGGCGCGCAGCGAGCCGGGGCAGGTGACGACGACGCCGGAGGGGCAGCTTGGCGATGGTGCTTTCGTCTTTCGAAGTGTCCTGCCGTGGGTCTACGAGTTGCGGCTCAACCCCGACGGGCAGGTGATCCGCAACTTGGTCAACGGATAGGAGGAGCGCAACGATGGCAGCGTACCCGTTCTTCAGCCCCGGCAGCGGCGACCCGACCCGCTCGCTGCGGCGCATCATTCGCCAGACGGCGAACAACGTCCCCGGCCTGCACGGCGACGCCGTGGACTTCTACCACAACGGCGGGCCGATGGGCCTGGAGCGCGAGGCCATCGAGCGCATGGCGATCCTCGGCGGCTCGGTGCGCGGCACCCCGATCACGTCGAAGCTGAACGTGACCGGGATGAGTCCGCTGTTCATGGGCGACCTCGACGCCGGGAGCCGCGCGCAGGCCGCGCTGTTCCTCTCGCACTTCCAGGGGTACCTCACCACGAACCCCGGCAGCGGCGCGCACTACCGCCACCGCATCGGCGACCACCTGCGCGCCTCGCCCGGCACGCAGCAGCTCAACAAGCTGACCATGATCGGAGACGACGACAAGGGCTACGCGACCCGCGTGGTGGACGTGGTGCCCAACGGCTTCAACCTCAGCATCGCCTCGCGCGCCAACGTCGCGCTCGACTTCCCGATGTTCCCTGGCGCGGCCGACCTGTGGGCCGACGCGGTGGAGGGCGTCGGCAACACGGGCACCATCAGCGCGACCACGCTGCCGGTGCTGCGCGGCTGCGCCTGGAACGCGCACTTCCCGACCACGCAGGCGACCGACACCGACATCATCGTGACCATCACCGCCGACGATCTCACCACGGTCAGCTTCACGGTGAAGATGGGCGCGGCGGGCACGGCCAGCTCCGCGCAGACCGCTACCAAGGGCGCGTGGACGCGGCTCTACTACAGCGACGCGGACCTCAAGCTCGGCACGCGCGGCAACTGGGTGTCGATCTACTTCCACGGCGGCAGCGCCGACGGGGAGTACGTCACGGGCGACACCTTCACCTTCGACGCGCGGCGCGCGGTCTGGACCCCGACCTTCGACACCGAGGTCGTGATCCCAGAGATCAACTGCGTGTTCTACATCGACGGCGAGGAGATCCCGATGGACGGCGGCATCCAGATCGCCGCCTCGCAGGACACCGTCGAGACGCGCTACGTTCCGGGCGGCGAGCAGCCGGTCGGCACCTACCGCGCGGGCTACAAGACGGTGAACATCAACGTTTCGCGCCGCTACGTCGATCTCACGCTGGAGCGCAAGCTGCTGAACGCCTCGGTCGTGTCCTTCGTGGCCGAGGGCTACAGCGACGTGGAGATCGGCAGCACGGGGCAGGACTACGGCGTGGCGTTCGTCGCGCCGAGCTGCCGCGTCACGGGGACCACCTTCTCGACGGACCAGGGCGGGACGAACAGGGACGAGGCGCTGGTGCTGCAGGCACGGATGCCCGACCCGGATCTCGACTTCGACTGGGACGGCGAGACCGTCGAGGGTGACTTCGAGGTGATCTTCGACACGGACTTCGCCGCGATCCCGTAGCGCGACGAGGGCACCGTGGCCGACACGGTTGCGAAGCTAGTAATCCTCGCTGATGGCAGCGTCGCCCGCCGAGAGTTCGACTCGGTGGGCGACGCTGCATCTGCGGCGGGCATCGAGATCGGCTCGAGCCTCGGCGGCGGGCTCCAGCAGGCGAACGCCGCGTTCTCCTCCATCGACAAGCAACTAGCGGCAGGGAACCTGACGCGCCTGCCGCGCACCATCACGGCTGCGTCGATGGCCGTGGACAAGCTGGAGAAGGAGCTGCTCGATCTCCGCAAGGCGGGCAAGTCGACGGAGGACCTCGAGCGCGCCATCGCTCGGATGCGAGCGCGGCTGCAGGAGGCGACGACGCAGGCGGGCCTTTTCCGCGACAAGATGGAGGAGGTCACCCGCAGCGCGAACGCGGTTGCCATCGGCTCCGACTTCGGGAAGATGGGGACGAAGATCGGCGCTGCTCTCGGCAACACGCTGGAGCTGATGAGCAAAGTGTTCTTCGCGGCGCAAGCCATCGGTCGCAGTTTGGACACCGCCGGCATGGCCGCCGAGGAGTTGGGCCGGATGTTCGGCGGGCTGGACGAGGAGACGCAGGAGGCGACCGGAGCCATGCGCGAGTTCGGGCGCGCGCTCTCCTCGTTCGACATCGGCGGCGCGTCGGCGGCGCTCGGCAAGTTCGCGGGCAGCGTGATCGTGGACATGACCGACGCGAGCAAGTCCGCGACCGGCTCGCTGAAGGACCTGCAGGCGCAGATCGAGAGCATGACCGGCGTGACGCCCGCTGCGGTCGAGGCGTTCAACAAGATCAAGGAGGCGCAGCGCGGGATCGTCGCCGAACGCGAGAAGGCGATCAAGACGCTGGAGCTGCAGACGAACGCGACCGTGATGCAGGCGCAGGCCGAGGACAAGGTCGGCCAGCTCACGGACGAGTCGCGCGCCGAGCTGCAGAAGCTGCTCGACGCATGGGAGGCGCGCGGCGACGTGCCGCCTGCGAAGCTGCAGGCGCTCGCCGATAAGTACGGCCTCGTCAGCACGGCGCAGCGCGCGTTCCTCCAGCAGATCGAGGGCGAGGAGAAGGTGCTACGCAAGCGCACCGACGCGCTGCTCGAGGCCGTCGAGGCGGCAGAGCGCGACGGCAAGCTGACCACGGAGGCGCGCGCGACGATCCGCAAGCTGCTCACCGAGGAACTGTCGCTGTGGGACAAGCTAGGCGTGACCGCGCCCGAGGCGCTGGAGAAACAGGCCGCAGCCTACGGCGTGGCGAGCAAGGCAGCGCGCGAAGCCGCCGATGCTACGCGGGCCTACGCCGACGCGCTGCGCGGCGAGAACGAGAGCCTGGAGAAGCAGACCCTCGCCATCGTGGAGGGTACGCGCGCGTCGCAGCTCATGGGCGAGCTGACCGGCGCCGCGCTGGCGAAGGCGCGAGAGGACATCGCCGCGCTCGTCACGAAATACCAGGAACTCGGCATCGCCGTGCCGGACGAGCTGGCACAGATCGGTAACGAGGTCGGCGCGTTCGTCGAGGCGAACGTGGCGAAGTGGAACGCCTACGTCGAGAAGCTGAAGGAGGTGATGGCCGAGGGCAAGAAGCTGTACGACGAATCCCTCGCCAACACGAAGAAGCTGGAGGAGCAGCTCGACGCGCTGAAGGACACGCCGACGACGAGCGACAGCACGGCAAAGATGCAGAAGGAGCTGGACGCGCTGCGCGAGAAAGGAGTGCTCACCGCCGAGGAGATGGTGCGGCAGTCGCAGCTGCAGGACGCCATCAACGGCGTGACGGGCGCTGAGGAGCGCAGCGCCATCGCCAAGGCGAAGCTCGCCAAGGAGACGGAGATCCTCGACGCGCTGGAGAAGGAGCGGCTCGACCGGCTGAAGATCGAGGACGCGGTCAACGCCAAGCTGCTCGACGCGTACTACTCGCAACTCGAGCTGCAGGCGCAGCTCAACGACGCGAACCGTGGCACCGCCGAGGCGGCGGGCGAGGTCGTCACGAAGATGGACGGCGCGGCGAAGTCGATCAGCAACGTTGGCGAGGAGTCCAGCGTCGCGTTCATCGAGCTGGAGGACGGCACGAAGGTGCTGACCAACGTGGCCGACGAGTTCGACAACGTGGCCGGCAAGGCCGAGCTGGCGAAGGAGCCGGTGGACGAAATCGGCGAGTCGTTCAAGACGCTCGGCGAGCAGGCCGACGAGGCGCTGCCGAAGCTGGAGACGATGCGCGACCTCATTCGTGAGATCAGGAAGGAAGCCGCCGCCATCAGCATCGGCGAGGACGGCAGCGTGGGCGCGTACTGATGGGCCAGACGTTTACAATCGTAGGCGAGGAGGAGTCGTGGTCATTCGCCGACCCGTTCGACACGCTGCGCGCTGCGAAGGAGGGGCACCTGTTCGCGGCACAATGCGACGCGGTGAACGTGGCGCTGGAGCAGATCCTCGCCGTGCTGAAGAAGGCGCGCATCAAGGCGCAGGAAGCGCGCGTCGAGGACGACCCCGCCCGCCCGCCATCCCCTGTGGAGCTGGACCCGTGGGCGCTCTACACGATTATGAATGGCCTCGGGCTCCACGCGAACTACGGCGGGACGAATGTATCGGCCAGCGGCGGTCGCGGTGCTGAGACCTGGGCAGCTGCGATCCGGCACTTCGGGCGCGTTCCGACGAAGGCAGAGTTCGCGATGTGGTACAACGCACGCTACAAGAACAACGGGAAAAAGTGATGGGACTGCTAACCGACCTCGTCAGTGCGCGCGACCTGTTCCGCGACGTGACCCGCGAGGCCGAGCGGTTCGGCAAGACGCTGCAGGAAGCGATCTCGCCGCTGCCGCCCGGCGGCGCGCCCTACGACACGCCGCTGGTGTTCGGCCCCGGCGGCGCGCCCGTGGACACGCGCGCGCCGGGAGTGCCCAAGTCGCCGCTCACGCCGAGCGGCATGGCGGCGACCGTCGCGCCTCCGCCCCCAGGCTACCCGGCCAACGTCCTCAAGCCGCCGCCCACGGTCTACGGCCCCGACGGCAAGCCGATCACTCCGCCCAAGGGCGGGCAGGTGTGGGACTCGCCCGACGACTGGCGGACGCCAGCGCCGTCGATGGCAAACCCGGGCGAGGGCGAGTGGCTCGACCCGGGGCGCGGCGGTTCGAAGATGGGCAAGAGCGGAAGCGGCGGCGACGCAGAGAAGCCGCGATGGGCCGTCCGTTTCGGCGACGTGCGCGGCATTCCGAACCTTCGCTTCTGCACGCCGCCGGGTGAACCGCAGCAAGCTGGCAAGAGTACGCAGGCGCTCCTGTTCCCGGTGAGCAAGTATGGGTTCCTCGGCGGTGAGGTCAACTACCTCAAGCTACCCGCCTACGACTGCACCTCCGTGGTCGCCTGGAAGTTCGAGTGGCGCTTGGTCTACATCGACTGCACGCTGCTCCATCAGTACAACGCCGAGCGCGGCGTCGGCGGCGAGGCATCGAAGGTGAGCGGCAAGAGCAGCGGCGGCAGCGGCACGACGCAGGGCGCGGACCGCAGCGGGCAGATGAAGTCCTACATCTGGGGCACCTCCGGGGCCTACGGCAACACGGGCGCGCCCATCGCCGGGCTGACCAGCGCGAACGGCAAGAGCGTGAGCGACCCGAAGGTGGTCGAGGGGCTCGGGGCCATCGTGGCGGAGCTGCAGGCGCTGCGCCGTGAGCAGCGACCGAACATCACCGACGTGAGAGCGCGAGGACTCGGATGAGCGACGAGCACGGCTACCTGTTCTGGAACAACCCGTTCCTCGCGGACCCGCCCTACCTCGACGGGCACACGCTCGACGCGGCCTCCTGGCCCGGCTCGCTGTCGTGGAGCCGCGCGCCGGGGCTGGTGTCCGTCGAGACGCTGGCGCGCACGCACGTTCTGCAGCGCCCGTACCTCGCCGCCGGTCCGTACACGCGGCGCGCGTACTCGTTCACCATCGCCTATCAGGCCGTCGGGTGGGACGACTTCCGCGTGCTGGAGCGCGCCGAGGCCAAGGGCGGCGTCTACTTCTGGCCGGGGCTCTACGCCGCCGAGACCTTCGCCGCGACGGCTGGCAGCACCTACTACATCGCGCGGCCGACGCCGTGGGGCACTGTCACCGGCGTGACCAGCGTCACGCACCCCGTCACTTTCTACCTCGACGGGGTGGAGGACGCGGCCGCAGCGACGCTCACGGGGCAAGCGGTGGGCGCGCTCAAGACCGGCGTGCTCGAGGTCTGCTACCCGGCGATGTTCCGCGTGATCGTGTCCAGCGTGGACTACAGCGTGAGCGAGCCGAACAACCTCACCATCGGCTGCTCGATGGAGGAGGTCATCCAGCTCTCGTGAGCGACCTGCACGCGGTACTCGCCGAACTGACCGAGCCCGCCGAGCTGGCGGCGATCGCACTCGGATCGGACACGGTAGACGAGGAGCTGTTCGGCACGGCCGACTCCGACGGCACGGTGGACGCAGCCGCGCAGCCGCGCAGCACGGCGGCGATCACGGTCGGCTTCGAGCTGGTGGTGGACGGCAGCGTGGTGTCGCTCACGCGCGCGATGCCCGGCTGGACCGTGACGCGCAGCCTGGACGCGCAGCTCCAGACGTGGACGATCTCGTTCGCGCTGGATGACGCCGAGGGGCAGTTCGGCAACCCGTTCACCCACAGCGGCCCCGCGCTGTGCAAGAAAACCGTGACGCTGCGCGGGGTCTACCTGACCAGCACCGGGCTGCACCGCATCCCGCTCATCACGGACGGCATCGCCGACGTGACCACGCGCAGCGTGCAGGTGGGCTCGCCCTGCGTCGAGGAGTTCTCCGGCGTGGACGCGGGCGGGCGCTACGACCGCAAGACCGTGACGCTGGTGCTCAAGCCGGGCCACGGCTTCACGCGCGGCGCGGTGGTGCAGAAGATCGCGGCGAAGGCCGGGATGCTGCAGACGAACGTGGACCCGAGCGGCGCGAGCTGCAAGAAGGAGGTGCAGCTCGTAGACTCCGACTGGCTCTCCGTTGCCTCCGAGATGATGGAGGTCGAGGGGCGGACGCTGGTGTGGGACCGCGGCGGGCTCTTGTCGAACCCGCGCACCAGCCGGCCCGAGAGCGACGAGGCGACGGCGTGGACCTTCGACGAGCGCGACTTCGACGCCGCCGCCGGGGTCCGCATCCAGCACAGCGCCGACGTGCTGACCGACCTCACGCTCACGACCTGGGAGCAGAACCTCGGCAGCGACGAGTGCCCGCCAGAGGAGCACGAAACGGAGAGCGAGGAGCAGGCGATCTACAAGCCGGTGCAGGAGACGTATCAGCAGGTCGGCTCGATTGCCGACTCCTGGGTGTTCAACACGGTGCCGCCGGACACGGCCGACGCCGAGCTGATCCCTGTCAAGGTCGTGCGCCACGAAACGATCAAGCGGTGCGGCACGTTGGTGTGGGAGCGGACGCGCGAGTGGGGGTGGAAGAACTGGATCGAGCCGCGCATGAAGTGGGACTGGGTATGGCCTACGACGCCTGCGGAGTACGGCTTCCTGCCGCAGACCTGCTACACCAGCGACAACGACGAGGAGGGGCAGTCGCAGGGCTACGCCTACGAGAAGGAACAATGGTCGCTGCTCGGCATCACGGAGGTCTGGCACTTCTACAACTGGCGCGGCTACTCGCGCGGGTGGAGGCAGACCCCGGCGCAGACGACGTTCGGCGGTACGTCCGACTTCTCGCATCAGGCTTGGGCCGCGCTCTACCTTACCTCGATCCAGAGCGGCGAGCCCGGCGAGCCGGGCGGCGTGCCCCGCGGGCGGTGCAACCCGCTCGGCTCCTATCTCGGCTCCGTCACCGCGCAGATGGCCCCGAAGTTCGCGCGCGCGGCGGCGCACACTCCCGGCAACGACGGCGAGGGTGGGCTAGACGCTGGAACCTACTGGCTCGGCGGCGCGCAGGACTGCGTGAGCAACTCGTACCCTTACTCCCCATACAACGGGCTCTGGTGGTCCGTCCCGATGAACACGCCGGGGCTGAGCTACGGCGGCATCGAGAAGGTCGTGCCCGTCGCCTTGACCGTCACGGCGCAGATCGACCGCGAGGGGCGCGGCACGGTGACGGAGGAGATCAGCGCGCACTACGGCTGGATGGTGCTCCCCGGCTCCGGCCACACGTTCGCCGACGGGATGAACTCGCGCTACGACACAGAGAAGTTCTGGCTCGTCGGCACGGAGCTGGTCACCTACGAGACGACAGGCGAGGGCGAGCACGTCCGCACCGCCGTGACGCGCGACCAGGACGGCAACGTGATCGGCACCTTCCGCGAGACAGGCGAGGGCGCGGGGCCGCAGCTCCCGATGCTCGACCTGCCGGAGCGCGACTCGTCCGAGTACGAGAGCCCCGAGCAGGAGGACGAGCTGGTGCAGCCAGCGCGCCGCAGCGACACGAAGCAGATCAAGGTGCGCGTGGTCGCCGAGGGACTCGAGGAGTGCCACGAGAAGTCGGAGCTGAAGACCGAGGTGGAGTGGGCCGAGAGCGAGGAGGAGCTGATCGCCGTCGGGCAGCGCATGGTGGAGGACAGCGCGGCGGCGACGGTCAACGTCACGCTCGCCGGGTGCAACTTCTTCGTGGAGCCGGGGCAGAGGCACAGGTGGAAGATCACCGTCGCCGGGCTCGACCACGACGTGCGGCTGAGGTCGGTGACGTGGAGCACGGACGGCCTGCGGATCACGACTGCGCTGGAGGGCAAGGCGTATGGCTGGTAGCACCCACACGCAGCGGCAGGGCTGGAGGCCTAGCACCGCGCGGTCGCGCACGCTGGCCGGGATGCTGGAGTCGCGCCGCACCGCCGAGGCCGACCTGCGCCGCGCGATCTACGTCCGCCCCCACGGGCGGAAGTGGCACATCGTGCGGAACATCTGCAACGAGCAGGAGTACGCCGTGGCCGACGGCCTCGCCTTCGGGCGCACGTTCACCGAGGGCACCATCGTGATGCTCGGCTCGCAGAGCGGGCGCAACGGGGAGTTCCTGATCTGCGGCCCGCCCGCCGGGGGCATCGGCGCGAGCGGCTACGCGATTTCGCCAGCTTACCGACACGTCGGTCCAGCTCCAACGCCGCCGCCCTACACGGAAAGCCCCGGCCTCGTGTCCTACTCCGGCGGTACGCTCTACTCCGCGTGGTCCTCGCATCCTGAGGACCCGGAGGCGATGCCGAAGATCCGCATTGGCTCGATGGTGCCGGAGTATCTCGCCATGCCGCCGAGCGCGATGCTGCTCGGCACGCAGAGCGCGCTGATCCCGGCTGCGTCCACGCTGCTCCATACCATCGATCCGGAGAGCATGGGCGAATCGGCGCTGTCAGGGGTCGGGCACTTTTCCGTACATGATGGCATCGCCTTCATTTACGGCGGCAACTCCGCGATGACGGTCAACGTGAGCACGGGCGCGGTGGTGTCCACGGCCACCGTCACCTACGACAGACCCTTTCCAGAAGTCGGCAACTCGGTACGACAGGGCGATAGGCTGTTCATCCTTGGCGACGATGGATACGACCTCGTTGCTTTCGACTGGCCGAGCCTGGAGAATGAGAGCGTGGTCGAGCTGTCCAGGCCGTATAAGACTCACCCTTTCGGCATCGCACCCTACGGCAGCACGGAGGTCGCCGTGTTCCGGGGTGGCGAGTTCCTCTCCGATGAGCGAGCGATCTACCGCTGGCGCTACAACGGCGCGCTCACGCAGACGCAGGGGCAGACGACGTACCAGCTCCCGACGAGCGGTGCTCTCGCCGTCGCGCGTACCGGGAAGAACGTTATCTGGGATGGCACCTACTACCTCGTACCGACCGTGTTCGGCAGCTTGCAAACGCGCGGCTACTACGGTATCAACGCAGCGCACAATGGTGGCGCGTCGGTGGCCCCCGACGTGTGGCCGCTAGATGAGTTGGACGTAGTCCACTACCCCGCTTGGGCGTGGCCTGCGACAGTGCCGAGCGGCTCGCCCGTGGACGGCACCGTGTCCGAGGATCCAGGCGTGGTCAGGCTAGTATCTAACGGGTCCTCGCTCGCGTTCGTGGAGTGGGTCGGCCCGGAGCCCATTCCGATTTAGGAGGAACGATGATCAACTTGAAGTGGTACGAGAGCGACGGGGTGACGCCGGCGACGGCGCTTTCCTTCGCGCAGACGAACGGCACGCCGAGCACGGCGCAGGAGCTGTGGCTCCAGAACGACGGCACCGAGGACGCGCCCGGCGTGTCCGTCACCGCGCTGACGCGCGACCAGGGCTCGTCGGACCCGTACAGCTTCGACGACGAGATGGCTGCGAACCGCTGGCTGGAGGTGCGGCTCACGGGCCAGAGCGCCGGGGCCACGCCGCACACGACCGCGTGGACTCCCATCGGCGCGGGGCGCAGGCTGCTCACGCGCTCGATCCCGGCGGGCGAGGCGCGCACCGTGGAGGTGCGGACCAACATCCCGGCTGGCGTCGGCACGCAGGCGAAGGACATCCTGCTGCGCCCCACCGCCGCGAGCGCCGTCGTGCCCCTCGAGGACGCGCCCTGGCGCGAGGGCGTTCGTACCATGCTCGGCGACGCGGGCGCGAGCTACATCGCGCAGGGCGGCGCGGTCACGCCGACCGGCACGCCGGACGACGAGGTCCACGTCGCCGACGTGTCCTGGGTCGCGGCGGGCGAGCCGCTCGCCCTCGCTGGCGCTGCGGTGGAGCTGAGCCAGACGGCGGGCGACGGCGCGCTCGGCAGCGGCGAATACTACTGGGCGGTCCTCTCGCTCAAGGACGACGGCACGTTGACCACCACGAAGGGCAACGCGCTCACCGCGCCGCAGGCCCCGAGCGCGCGGCCCGACGCGCCGACCGGCGAGCTGATCCTGGCCGACGTAGCGGTGGACTACGACGCGGGCGGCGGGGCCATCGGCGCGGCGGACATCCTCACCGACCGCCGCGAGTCCGGCGGGTTCGACCTTGCCTACTCCGCCGCCTCGCTCTCGGTGGAGGTCGCCCCCGGCGAGGCCGTGGTGGGCCGCAGGCTGGTGCGGCGAACCGCAGCCTACGACCTCGACCTAAACGCCTCGGAGACGGCCTACATCGTGCTCGGCTCCGACGGCGCGCCCGTCGCGGCGACCTCGCCCTACGGCTCCGAGGCCGTGCCGCTGTGGGAGGTGACCACGGACGGCAGCGGCGTCACGGCGGTGCGCGACCTGCGCCCGCTGCTCCCGCTGCGCCGCGAGGTGCGGCTGCGCTTCGAGGTCGCCGGCACGCTCTCCGGCTCCAGCGCCTCCGTGCCGCAGCTCATCACCGTGCCGCTGCGCCTCGCGCCCTTCGCGCCGCTGCGCTGGTGCGTGGGCGACACGGGCGGGACCAGCGGCCAGACGGAGATCGACCTGGAGGTGAGCGCACCGGGCGGCGGCGCGTGGACCAGCCTCGGCGCGCTCGGCGCGGCGCTGGCCTACGACGCCACGGACCCGGCGGCGACGGGGATGGTGGAGACAACGACGCTCGCGGCAGGGAGCCGCGTGCGCGTAGTAGTGGGCGCGGTCCCCGGCACGGCGTCGGAGGACCTGAGCATCGAACTTCTCACGGAGGAGGCATAGCGTCATGGGCGTATTCGCCGAAGCAACCCGCAACAAGATCCTCGACCACATCACCGCGCGCGCGACCTACGCGGCGGTGAGCGTGTACCTCGCGCTCTACGACGGCGACCCGACGGGCGCTGGCGCAGAGATCGAGACGCCAACACAGAACGGCTACGCTCGGCAGCAGCTCAGCTCCAGCAACATGAGCGCGGCGGCGAGCGGCGCGATCACGAACTCGGCCGCGATCACCTGGGGTCCGGCGACGGCGGCGTGGGGCGACGTGACCTACGTCTGCGCTTTTGACGCCTCGACCGATGGCAACCTGCTCTGGTACGACGACGTAGCGACCAAGACCGTCGGCAGCGGCGACAGCTACCAGATCGCCGCAGGCGACCTCGACCTCACGCTCACCTGATGCGACGCCTCGCACTCTCACTCCCCTTCCTGTTGCTCGCCGCGCCCTCGCTCGCGCAGGTGTGCACCAACTCCGTCACGCTCCGGCAGGAGACGTGCCCCACGGGCACCACCTGCACCACGAAGGGCAGCACGCTCACCTTCGCAGAGCTGGACGACAACCTCGCCAACGTGGCCGAGCTGTGCCTCGGCGCGACCGCGTACCTGAAGGACGCATTCACGACCATCGAGGCGGACGCCGGCACGGCGCACACCGCATCTGGGGCTGACTCGGTATACTTTCTAGGGAATCCTCCGATCTCGACCTCCACAACGGAGATTGCCGGATCGAAGAAGGTAACAATCGGGCTCTCGTCTGGTCAGGTTGGGCCGGAGTTTCTACTGACCACTGGCGGAGCACCGGCCATCGATGAGGCGCTGAAGTACACAGAGGATGGCGGCTTGGCGTACTTCTATTGGGACCCCGACGACGACATCCCCGACGCTGGCGATTACACGAACCTCACCGCCGGGCGCTCGCTCACCGCGCCGAGCACGGGCACCATCGACGCGGACCTCGAGCTGTACCGCGACACGAAGTGCATCACGGTGTCCTCGCCGACTGCCTCTGACGACTGGCTGTTCTTCCGCGCCGAGTCGGCGCTCACCGTCACCGGCATCGACTGCATGGTGGTCGGCGGCACCAGCGTCGCAACGCTCGTCAAGGAGTGCAACAGCAACGGCGGCTCCTGCAGCAACATCGAAGCGTCCATCACCTGCGCCACCACGAACACCACCGAGGCCAGCAGCATCGACAACGCCTCGGTGGACGCGGGCGACTGGATTCGCGTGGACCCTGGCACCGTCACTGGCGCCGTCACCCAACTGAGCGTATGCGTCACGTTCACCTGGGACGACTGATCCTCGCGCTCGCGCTGCTCGCCGCCCCGGCGGCGGCGCAGCAGTACCTTGCCCCGGTCAGCGACGTGTCGTGCAGCGGATGGCTGCGCGAGCCGTATGCCACAACGAACATGTACCTAAACATAGACGAGGGGAGCGCCGACGGCGGGACGACCTACATCTGGATCTCTGGCACGACCGCCACCGCGTCGTGCGAGGTCAAGATGAGCCCCGCCCTCGACCCGGTGAGCAACACGCAGCACTGGATCGCTGCCGACTTCTTCGTAACGACCAGCGGTTCGTGTGGCACCACCGTCAACCTCGATCTCATGCAGGGGACAACCGTAATCGCAACGCACTCTGTTACAAGCCCCGCCTGGTGGGGGACGTGGAGCGGGGTGCAGCTTACGACAACGCAAGCTGACTCAATCTCCGACTACGGCGACCTGCGGTTGCGGTTCCGTTATACGCCAAGCGCCCGGTGTGTCTCGTATACCTTCTACGTCACTTGGGGCGCCGTGCAGATCCCGTCCGACCCCCGGACGCAGCGAGTGATGCAGGTGCAGTGAGATGGCGGACGGCCGCTTCGTAGAGCCCGGCTACGTCGGCGAAGGGTACGTCGATGTCAGCGTCGATGTCAGCGGCGCGGCGTCGGCGTCCGTTGTCGGCAGCGTGATCCGGGGCGCGCAGGCCGCGCTTGCCGCCGTCGCGGTTGTCACGGTCGCGGCCACGCTCACGGCGGGCGCAGCCGCCGCGATCAGCGGCGCGTCCTCCGTCGCTGCGGTCGGCGAGGTGCTGTCCGGCAGCGTGCAGGTGGAGGTCGCTGGCACCGCCGCCGTCACGGCGCAGGGGCAGCGCACTGCCGGGGTCGCCGTCGCCGTCGCCGGGAGCTGCGAGGCGACAGTAGCCGGCTCGCTCCTGGCGCGTTCCGCACCAGCCGTAGCAGGCAGCGCGTCCGTCACGGTCGCCGGGAGCGCAACGGCATCGGGGCAGGTGGCCGTCGCCGGGAGCGCGTCCGTCGCTGCGACTCCGCGCCTGCTGGCATCCGCCAGCGCGAGCGTCGCCGGAGTAGCGGAGGTCCAAGCTGCAGGAGTCCTCTCCGCACGCGCCGCTGCTGTTGTCTCCGGCAGCTCCTCCGTCCAGGCTGTCGGCTCGCTCCTGGCGCGCGCCTCGCCCGCCGTAGCGGGCAGCGCCGAGGCCACGGTCGCTGGCTCCCTCACGGCGCGCGGCTCCGCAGCCGTCGCCGGGGCCAGCGACGTTTCGATCTCCGGCACGGCCAGCGGCTCCGCAGTCGTTGCCGTGGCTGGCAGCGCCGCCGTCCAGGCCGTCGGCTCCGCGCAGCTCGTCGCGTCGCCGCAGGTGTCGGGCTCGGCTGCGGTCGAGATCGCCAGCTCCGCGCAGCTCGCGGGAGCGGCGCAGGTGGACGGCTCCGCGTCCGTCACCGCGCAGGGCGGCGCGCTGCGCCTGGCACAGGTCGAGGTCGCAGGGAGCGGGGCGGTCGCCGTCGCAGGGGGCGTGCTGCGCGCCGCTGCCGTGGAGGTCGCAGGCGCGAGCGCGGTCACCGCCCCCGGCTCGCTCACCGCGCGCGCCGCCGCTGCCGTGGCCGGCGGGGGCACGGTCACGATCCTGGGCGCGCTGGGCGGCAGCGTCGCGGCCACGGTGTCGGGCGCGTCGTCCGTTCAGGCCGTCGGCTCGTTGGTCGCAGCGGGCGCGGTGGTCGCCGTGGCCGGCGAGGGCAGCGTCACCATCACGGGCGACATCGTGGCTGCGCCCGTGGCCGACGTGCTCCCGTTCGGCTACGCCGGAGCGCGGCGCGGGCCGATCTTCGGCGAGCCGCTGCGGAGGCTCTACAAGCGCGCCTCGCTCGGGGAGCGCATCGCAGTTCTCGGCGGCAGGGGCCGCAGACGGTAGACTACTCAGGAGGAGGCACACGATGAAGCGAGGATGGATTCTCATGGCGCTGGCAGCGGTGCTCGGCGCGACGCTGCTCGCGGCGGCTCCGGCGAAGGTTCCGGTGTACCGCTTCGCCGAGTACCCGCCCGCGACCGGCTACGTCAACGCGCGCGTGCTCGCGGCGAACGTGGCCGAGGAGGTCACGGTACCCGCCGACTGCGACGTGATCGTGTTCGGCGCGACGGCTGCGTTCTACCTGCGCGCGGACGGGAGCGCCGCTGCGGTGCCGAGCGGCGACGTGACGGACGGCACGGCGAGCGCCTACATGCCGAGCGCGCGGCACTTCGCGCCAGGCGACACCTTCTCGCTCGTCGCGCCGGCGACCGCCGTCGTGACGATGGAGTGCTTCGACCGTGCGCCGTAACCTGCTGCTCGCCATCGCCCTCGTCTGCTCGCCGCTGCTCGCGCAGGACGACATGACGCTGACTGCGCCGCCGAAGCTGGACCCCTACCTCGGGGTCAGCGACACGGGGCACGTCGTCCTCGAGGGCGACGCGACCGCGTGGAGCGACGAGCGGGCGCCTGACTGATGGAGCCGAGCCCATGACGCCGCAGGAAGTCGAGGAGATCGTCGCGCGAGTGCTGGTCTCCGACCCGGAGGGCAAGAGCTGGTACTCGGCCACGGTCAGCAAGCTGCAGGCGTTCCTCATCCTGTTCGCGGTAATCAGCGCGCTCGTCGGCGGGATCACGGGCGGCGTGCGACTGTTCGTGCTGCCGGAGGTTCGGAACATCACGCTGGAGTCCGAGGAGCAGCACCACGCGCGCGTCGCATCCGAGTTCGCCACGAAGCGGGAGCTGGACCGCGAGATCGCGCGCGTCGAGCTGAGCGGCGAACCGAGCCGCGCCGAGGTCAAGGTATTGCAGGATCAGGTCGTGACACTGAAGCAACAGACGGCGCGGATCGAGGAGAAGCTGGACAGGCTCCTCGCGCGCGGGAGGTAGGACGATGGCTCCGAAGCCGTGGCGCGTGGTGGTGAAGAACGTCGGCGAGGGCTGGTGGGTCTGGATCGAGAAACCGCAGGGCGACGAGTGGGTGGCTCCGATCCGGTACGCGCGCAAGAGCGACGCGGTGAAGGCCGCGCGCGGCATCGCCTCCGCCCTGGTGGTGGTCGAGTGAGCATCCAGAACGAGGGCGGCAACGCCATCGCCGACGCTGCGCTCGGCGCAGCGCGCACGGACATGGGGTTTCTTCACGTCCACGCCGACCCCACCTGGGCCGGCGAGCGGGCGGGCTCGAGCGCGAACTGGGACATGATCGCCAATGCCGCCGCGCTCTGGTGGGACACGCCGCACCGCGCGCAGTGGGTCAAGGCGTGGCACGACCTGTTCGCCTCGGAGCGCACGGCTTTCCAGCGCAGCGAGGCTCGCTCGCCGATCTACTCCGGCTGGCACCTGCTCTCGGTGCTGCTCGTCTACAGGTGGGCGGTCCAGCACGGCGACGTGATCCTGCGCGCGGCGGCGCGCGCGTGGCTGGAGAACTTCTGGAGCATGATGGCTCTGGTCGCCGCGCGCACGCGCAGCGGCAAGCCGGTGCTCGCGCTGGCCGGGATGCGCGGCACGGAGTTCACGCTCGACGCCGACTGGTCCCACCGCAACGCGTGGCGCGAGGCGCTCGGCGACGAGGGCTGGCCGCACCGTGGCGAGTACGACCCGGAGCAGGTCAACTCCTGGTGCGACGCCTCCGTGGCCGCGCTCTCGCAGGAGATCCGGTTCACGGCTGCGGATGCGGTCTACGCCTACCGGACGGGGACGGAGCAGGCGTGGCGCGACCTCATCGCGGCGGCTCCGAAGTTCGGCGCGCGCGGCGTCGGGCACATCCTCCGCACCACCGGCGGGGTCGTGTGCTGGAACGATGCCGACATCAACGGGAACACCGCCGCACTCATGGCCTTCAAGGTGGAGGGCGGCGACCTCGCCAGCCTTCCGCCGAACGGCGGCGAGCGGCTGCGCGCGAACTCGCACGCCGTGATCGCCGAGATCGGCGACGCGCTGCACTACACCTCGCCGCTGCTCGGCGTCCACTCGATGCCGCTGCCGCCGGGCGAGCTGGTCTACCGCGTCCGCATCGCGGAGGACGGCTGGCGCGTGACGTGGCCCGAGCCGGTCCCGGCCCCCGCCCCACCCGAGCCGCCGACGCCTGCGCCCCCGGTGCCCCCCCCACCGGGCGGGCCGGGCCGGGGCGACTCCGGGGGCCGGGACCGGCGAAGGGTCGCCGTCGGGGCCGGGCTCCTGGCTCTGATCGCCTCCCTGCTGGCCCGGTGGGCCGAGCGCCGGGAGAAGCCGTGATGCGCGGCCATATCGCCGCCCTGGGGCGCGAACCGGGCGAAGGTATAGGGCAGGGTAGGGGCCGGGGAGATCGCGCCCCAGGGGCCGGATATGGCGCTCCGGAGCCGGGCGCGGGGGCCGGGCCGGGGAACGCCCTGGGGGCGCCCTGGGGGCCGAACGGGGCCGGGGCAAGGGGTAGGACGGGGGGCGGGGAGATCGCGCCCCAGGGGCCGGATATGGCGCAGGGCGGGGCCGTCCGGGCGGCGGTCCTGTACCTCCGGGCGCTCGGCCAGACCCTCCGGCTCCCGGCGCTGGTCGAGGCCGGGGACGCCATCGGCCGGGGCGACCACCTGCGGTGGGCCGAGGCCCGCCGCGCGGAGCTGGAGGAGGACTGACCATGCTCGGATGGAGGCGCATCCTGATCCACCACTCAGCCACGCGCGGGCGCAGCCTCGCGGCGTGGGAGTCCATCCGCCGCGACCACGTCGAGCGGCGCGGCTGGCAGGACATCGGCTACCACTACGGGGTCGGCGTGGACCGTGGCGACCCGCTGCTGCTGTTCGGGCGCGGCGTGGACGTGCAGGGCGCGCACTGCCCTGGGCAGAACCGCGTCGCGCTCGGCGTGTGCTTCCTCGGCGATTTCACGAAGCGCGCGCCAGAGGACGCCGTGCTCGAGTTCGGCGCGGACTTCCTCGCCTCGCTCTGCCGCCGCTTCCTGCTGCCCGCCGACGCGATCTACCCGCACCGCGCATTCCGCGCGACGGAGTGCCCCGGCCGCTCGTTCCCGCTCACCGACCTGCTGGAGCGCGTCGCGCTCCGGCTCGAACCCGCACCGCAAGAGGAGGAGGACTGACGATGCCGACACAGATGCTTCTCGGAGTGCTGCGCCACGCGCTGACCTGGCTCGGCGGCTGGCTGCTCGCGCGCGGCCTGCTGGTGGACGAGGCGCAGGCGCAGCTTCTCACCGACTCGCTCACGCTGTTCCTGAGCGCCGCCGCCACGCTCGCGGGCATCGCGTGGTCCGTCTGGCGCAAGCTGCGCCGACCGCCCGAGGTGCCGAAGTGAGGCGGCGCGGCTGCGCGTGGTACGGCTGCGCGCTCGTCGCGCTGCTCCTGCTCACCGGCTGCGCCGGGAACAGCGAGCCGCGCACGGCAGCAGCCGAGGCGTGGGGCACCTGGGGCATGGCGCTGGACATCAGCGCGGCGGTCTACGAGCAGGCGATGATCGGGGTCGGGATGGCGAGCGCGACTCAGCCGCCGCTCATCACGCCCGCGCAGCTCGCGGAACTTCGCGTCGCGGGGCGCGCGGTGCAGCTCGCGCTGGAAGGGGCCAGGACGGCCCTCGTCTACTACGGGGAGGCGATGGCGCGGGGAGAGAACCCGCCTTCGCCGAAGGCTCTTGTGCTCGCAGCGCACCGCGAGGTCTACGCGCTGCTCCAGCTCGCAGCGAAGTACGGCGTCGAGTACGCGGGCGAGGGCTACACCGAGCGCCCGGTCTACGTCGGCGGAGGTGAGCCGTGAGCCCCGCCCTGATCGCGGTGCTGCCGCAGCTGCTCAACGCGGTGCCCGGCCTGCTCAACGCGGGCGCGGAGGTCTACCTGCGCGTCGCGGAGGCGCGGCTCAAGAAGCAGCGGGCCGACATGACCTGGGACGAGTTCGTGTCGGCGGTGCGGAACATTCCCATCGGGGACGTGGACGCGCTCATCGCGGAGGGCGTGGCGCGGATGCTCGGGCAGGACCCCGAGGCTTAGGCGGGAACAGCAGGGCGCGGGGCCACTCCCCGCGCCCACCCTGCTCTCCCTCCCGATCACGCGTCGGGGGCGGAGCGGCAGGGGCTTCAACGAACACGCTGCGGCGTGTCAGCCCGAGTGGCGGGCGTTCCTGCATCCTACTTCTTCGCGTCGCGCAGCGTGCGGACGCGGTACGACTTCACGGCGTCGCAGAGCTGGAGCGCGGCGGCGACCGCTGCGGCGCGGCTCTTGTATTCCACCGGTGCGCCCCAAGTCTCGCCGTTGCCCTTCAGCACCTCGACCATCCACGACGCCCCGCGAGCTGCGTCACGGCGACGTGCCACTCGCCCTTCTGCCTTCCCATCGCTACTCTCCTTTCCGCGCCGTCCATCGGCGCAAGTCTCCAGACTCGAAGCCGTCCGCGAAGATCGCGTTCGGCGGTGTGATCGGCGGGCAGAACGCGCCCTGCGCGAGCGCCGAGAACGGCATGGTCGCCGCGCTCGGTGGGAGCTGCTCACCGGGGCGCGCGATGAACCCGCCCTGGTAGTGCTGCCGTCCGTCGCCGCAGTCCTGCCACGCGGCGAGGAGGACCGGGCCGGGCGCGATGCCCGACCACGGGATGCTGAACGAGAGCGTGCGCGTCTGCCCCGCCGCGAACGGCGCGTACAGCAGCGGGCTCCAGTGAACCCACCCGTGCTCGGGGTGGCCGAGGTGCTGGTAGAGGATTGTCACCGTCGGCGCTGCGGCCTCGGTCGCGCGTAGCGTGACGTGGAGCGCGTCCAGTCGGAACGGTGTCCACCAGGGCGGAGCCACCGCGGGCGGCGGCGGCTCGGGCGCGATCTCCCAGGAGTAGGCGACCGGCTGGATCGGCGCGACCGCGAGCGCCAGGGCGAGGAGGAGGGCGGTCACGGCTCCCCCTTCAGCGCCCGCGCAACCTCCGCGCTGGCTCGCCATGCCTCGTACCACTCCACCCCGACGCGCACGGTCCTGTACGTCAAGCCGGGGGCCTCATGTGGAGCCTCTCCGCTCAGTTGATAGTCAGCCTCGACCAGCCGCTCCCGCAGCGCGGCATTCTCGATCCGCAATCTATTGTTCTCGCAAGACAGGTTGGCGCTCGCCCAGATCGCCTCAGCAATCTGCGTATTCTCGCTCATTTTCTCGCTCATGGCTTCTCCTTCAGCGCCCGGCGGACGGTATCGCTGTTCTCACGAGCGACCGACCGAAAGACATAGCGTTTACCGACCACCATCTCGACCGGGAACTCCGGCCAGCCCTTGACCTCGTAGCCGTGATACCACCGCACCGCCTCCCGCAGCGCGGCGATCTCGGCCTTCAGCACCTTGATCTCCGCATCCTGATCGGACAGCATCAGGGCGTAGTCTGCAATCTGCTTAGTCGTCACGGCTTGACTCCCTTCACGGCTCGCCGGATCGCTGCGGCGAACGACGCCTCGACCTTCGCTCGGATCGCATCGCTGTCGGCAAGCTGTCGGCGCATCTCGGCGCGTACCGCTTCGCCGATCTCGGACCGCATCGTCTCCTTGATCGACTCATGTACGGTGTAGTCGAAGTTCCAGCCATCGAGCTGTTTCTTGATGGCCCGCCGTAGTGCTTCTTGAAGCTGTTCAATTGTGATCTCGACTTCGACTTTCATGTCTCCTCCTCCTCCATCTCCCTCTCGCACGCCTCGGCGAGCAGGAGGGCGGCATCCTTATGCAGCCGCTTGTAGAGCGCGGCCTCGGACCTCGCGCGCAGCAGCTCGTCGTTCATCCGCGCTGTGCTCTGCCACAGCACGGCTACCCTGTCCTCGATGTCGCGCAGCGCGGCGCTCGTTGCGTGAAAGTCTGCGTCGCCCGCCTCGTGTCCTCTCGGGCTCATCGCTTCACCCTCCTCGTCTGCTTCGCTTCCAGCTCCGCGACGCGCGCCTTCAGCGCCGCGATGCGTGCGGTCGCCTTGTCGGCCTCCGCGCGCACCGACACGCCTTCGCTCCCGCAGTACGGGCAGCGCGCGTCCGGGTACTCCTCGGCGTCGAACACCGCGCCGCAGGTGGACTCCACGCAGAGCAGCGCGTACCGCATCACGCCACCTCCGCGATGCTGACCGCGACGGCGGCGACCTGCACCGCCTCCTCCAGCACGCGCTCGCGCGCGCGCTGCACCTCGACGGCGGCGGCGTCCAGCTCCAGCACGGCGCGCGCCAGCTCGCCGACCTCCTCCATCAGCACGACGAGCCGGTGGTGGAGGTTAGTGTCCAGGCCGAACGCCGCGAGCTGCGTCGCTCGCTCCATCCCGACGAGCCGCAGCGCGCGCTCCCGCCGCTCGGTGCCGTCCTGCGGTGTGTCTCCGAACGTGATGCTCATAGCTCATCCTCTCCTCTACGGTTGTAGGTTCCCACCACTCCACCTGCCACGGTGCGGCCCCGCCGTTCCGGCGGCTGATCGTGAACTCGAAGGCGCGCGGGTGCAGGTCACGCGCCAGCTTCCGCGCCTCCCTGTACCCGCGCGCCTCCAGAACCCGCCGGAACGTGCGGAGCCATCCGGCGTCGAGCCGGACGACTGCCACGTTCTGCGGGCGGCGCGTCATGCTACGCCGCCCACTTCTCGCGCCACGCGCTCTCGGGCAGGTCGATCACCTGCCAGCCGAGCGCCTCCATCTCCGTCGCGCGGTCGTAGCTGTCCACGTCCGCCGCCGCGCGCGTGACGGCCTGCGCGACGCCCCACCGCGTGAGGTCGCCGCCCCGGATCAGGTGGGCCAGCACCGACTCGCGCTCGCCCTCGGCGAGCCCGCCCCACTTCGCCAGCTCCACCACGCTGTTCGCCGGGTCGGTCAGCTCGCGGCTCGTCGCCGCGTTCTGCATCCGCACCAGCGCGCCGCGCCACGACTCCTCCGTCAGCAGGCCGCGCACGGTGTCGCGGAGCTGGAGGCGCAGCGCGTGGTCGAGCGCGCTCTCCGTGTCGGCGGCGAGCAGCACGGCGTCGCTCTCCGGCAGCACGCGCCGCCCGATGTGGACCTTGCGGAGCCCCTCGTCCACGACGAGCCCGTTCGTGCAGCGCAGCACCTCGGCGAACAGCTTGACCCAGAACGGGCCAGCGCCGACCTCGCTGTTCCCGAACGCCACGCCGAACCGCACCGGCTCGCCGACCTTGACCTCGGCGGTGAGCTTGTGGCTCACGACCTTGAGGTAGAGCCGCTCGTCGGTGATCTCGCAGGAGCGGACCTCGAGGCCCGGCACCTCGCCGAGCGCGGGCAGCGCGGCCTCGAGCATCTGTTCGTGGTCGAGCCGCTTGTACGCGTTCGACAGGAACGCGCGCGCTTCGCCACGCAGCGTGCGGATCATGCGGCGGTCCGACTGAGGCTTGCGCCGCATCCAGAGGTTCACATTGTACGCGAGCGCCTCCGGCTGCGCGCCGAGCAGCCGGTCGTAGTACGCCTTCGGGATGTCGGCGTACTGCGCGAGCTGCGCGTGCGCGCGCGGCTGCAGCGGGAACCCCGCGCCGCCCACGATCAGCAGCGCGTCGTCGCTTATCGAGAGCGCCGCCGCCGGGGCCACGAAGTCCTCCTTCTCCGCAGCGCGCGCCTGCACCTCTGCGGCCAGGTCCATCAGCGTCCGTCCGGTCTTCATCGTCAGTCCCTTTCCTTGTTGCGGTTGCGGTCGCGGTCCGTTCCGCGCCCGTCCTGCTCGTCACCCCACAGCTCGATCATGGTGTAGCAGTACCCGCTCAGGAGCAGAGCGAGCACGATCAGCAGCGTCCACTTGTCGGCGGTCACTTCGCCATCCTCCTCCTGTCCTCGGCGCGGAGCCACGCGAGCGCCTTGGTGAACAGCGTGCGCGAGTTCCAGCCGTTTGCCTTCGGGTCCATCGCCGCCAGCGTCGCCCGCTCGGCGGTGTCGTAGGGCACACCGAGCAGAGCGAGCGCGTGCGGGCGCAGCGGGTGATGCGGGAAGCTGACCCGGTACGCCCCCCACTCGCCCCGCTCCATCGCCACCTCCAGCGAGGCGCGAGCGTAAGCCTGTGCGCGCGTCACGGCCTGAGCCTCCGCAGGTCCGCCGACAGGCGGGCGAGGTGCGCGCCGTCGTGGATGTCCCCCGCCAGCATGGCGAGGGCAAACTGCACCCCGTGCCCCCAGGTGTCCAGCACCCCGCCGGGGATCGGCTCATTCTTGATCGCGTGGGCCGTTGCGACCCTGTCGGCTCCCCGGTCGAGGTTGTGGACGGCTCGGCTGGCGAGGAGCGTGGCGCACACGACAGCGCCGAGCGCCTGCGTCTCGTCTCCCTCTGGCGCGTCGATGTAGTCGCGCCACGCCTTCTCGGTGGTGCGGCGGATGTAGTCCTTGACCTTGCTGTCCATCGTCACGCCTCCTTCGTGAACCCCGCGTAGGTCCAGCCGTTCTCCGCGCCCTCGCGGCGCAGCGCCATCTCGTCGTCCACGGTGCGCCCGCTCTTGCGCCAGCTGAGGTAGTTGGACACGCGGTTCGCCCAGCCGATACGGTTGCACTCGCGCTGGTCGGGCACGGCGGGGGCGACGATCTCGCCGAACGCCACGCGCTCGCACTCGCGGGCGCGGGCCAGCAGCTCCCCGGTGGTGGGGCGCTCCAGCGGCATCAGCGTGGCGGCGTGCTCCATCGCGCGCTCGGCGAGGTAGCGCCGGAACGCGACCATCTGCCGGCAGTGCATGTGGACGCCGACGCCGTCGTAACAGAGCGCCCCGTGGTCGAGCGGCGGGCGCTCGCCCCTGCTCAACGCGCCGTCGCAGGCGGGGCACGAGTTGCACTCCGCGAGCCCCGGCTCCGGCAGCGTGCCCGGCGGCAGGTGCCGCGCCAGGACGTACCGCTGGATCCACAGGGTCTTGCTCATCGCTTCACTCCCAGCTCCCACTCCAGGCGGAGCGCCTGGAGCGCGTAGTGGGCGGCGGCGCGGGCCATCGCGCGGATGATCCACGTCGCGCGCCCCAGGTCCTTGTCGCGCATCGTCTCGACGGTGCAGGCGCCCAAGCGCGCCGCCTGCTGCGCGTACCACGCGAGCTGGTCCTTGCGGCGCTCAGCGTCGCTCATCAGTTCGGCTCCCGCGCGTCAACGTCCTCGTCCTCGTTCGGCCCGTCGCCGACGGGCAGCTTGAGCAGCGTCGTCAGCGCGAGCAGGAGCATCGGCGCGGTTATGTTGGCGGCCATCGCGCTCAGCTCCTCGTCGCTGGCCTTCTCGTAGAGCGTGTGCGTCAACTCCGACGCGATCATCCACGCCATCGCGGCCGGGTAGTCGCGCTCGCGCATCGCGTCGCTCGCGGGCTGCGCCATCGCCATCGACGCATCGCGCAGCGCGGCGCGCACCTTCCGCAGCTCCTCGTTCTTCATCGCCTCACTCCTTCCCGAGCCAGCCGAGCGCGTCGGCTGCGGCCCACGACAGCGTGCCGAGGTGGGTTTCCTCCACGAGGTAGACGGTCGGCACGCCGTCCTCCTCCTCGACCATCACAACGTCGCCGACCGTGAGCGCGACGGGGCGCTCGGGGTCCACGGCCAGCGCCACGTCCACGTTCTCGGCTGCGTCCTCGCCTCCCTCGGCGGTCTCGCTGATGGCGTCGTACAGGTCGTGCAGCGCGTCGATCAGCTCGCCCAACTTCATCGGTAGTCCTCCCCGCCGCCGCGCGCCTCGCGCTGTTTCTGCGCCTTGATGAACGCCTCGGCCTCGTCGTCGCTGTCGAGCGCGGGCCACGCGCTCGCGTCCTCGACCTCCTCCCACCGCTTGCCGTCCTCGCTCGCGCGCCACGCCTGGATGATCTCGACCTCGCCCTCCGGCTCGTAGCACCGCTCCGACGGTCCCCAGGTGCGCCCGTCGTCGTAGTACGCGCGCACGATCAGCTTCCAGCACGGCCCTTCGTCGGGCGTGTGGTGGACCTCCACTGCCTCGTTCAGAATCATCGTTCCTCCCTCCTAGTGGCTGCTCGTCAGGCCGCGCGCGCCACCGCGCGGCGACGGCCACGCGGCCCCGGTGGTGGGCCGCGCGCCGTTTCGCATCGTCAGGGTGTGTCGTCACCGGACGGCCACCTGCCGCCCGCGTCGGACCACGACGGCAGCTTGCCGTAGCGGTCCTCGATGGCGTCGAACGCGAGCCTGTCCACCAGCGTCGTCTGCTGCCCGCTCCCGGCGCTGCCCTCGCTCCACACGGCGGGCAGCTCGGTGCGGCTCGCCGACAGCTTCGGGCGCGTGTAGTCGCGCAGCTCGTTGAGCTGCGCCTCGTACTCGTCCTCCGTCGCGTCCGGCGCGACGAGCGCGTTGAGCGCGACGGCGACCCGCGCGATGTACGCCTCCTGCGCGGTCGTCTCCACCGCCTCGTCGCAGTGCTGCTCGCGCACCAGCCGCACGGCGGCGACCGCCGAGAGCGGGTGCCCGCTGCACGCCTGCGCGGCGAGGATCAGGCACGCGAGCGCGGTGCCCGTGCGCCCGTGCCCGCCCATGCAGCAGACCACCGTGCGGGCGGGGAGCGCGAGCCAGAGCGCCGACCAGAACTCCGCGACCAGCCGCGTCGGCGCGCTGCCGTCGGGCCAGTCGATCCTCAGCGAGGGCGGGTTCGCCACCCACGGCTTCAGCTTCTCGATCAGCTCCGCCGCCGTGCCGCTCAGGACGGAGGCGCTGGCCTTGTAGTGCCCGGCGCAGTCCACGACGAGGTCGGCCTGCGTGGGGTCCAC